CTGCGGCAAAAGGAATATCTTCACTTGTTGCGGGACCCATTAAGCCACCAGTTGCGCCGATCATTCCGGCACGAACCAATGGGCTTGCTGCCGTGACACCTCGTGCAATAGCAGCTCCTGGGATTATATTTAATGGATTAAATACGTTACCAGCAATACGACCTAAAGATAGATCACCACCACCGGCCTCTTTGTAAGCACGCTCCTGCGCTTTAATGTCGCTCATTATTTTTTCGCCCTCTTGTTGGGCAAATTCAGCATATTTGTTAGGCAACAAACCACCAGCGGATAATACAAAAGGCTCTGTTTTAGCTTTTAATTGTCGCAAAGCGTTATAAGGGTCTTTCAATCCCTGCATAACATCTTGCGCAAATGTTGTTTGTGGCTTTGGTTGCGCTGGTTGAGCTTGTGCCTGTGGAACAGACATAAATTGACGCAAAGCTATTTCCTGAGCCTCAATCTCGTCTTTTGCAGTAACAACAATAGGCTGCCCTTCGATGGTAACTTCAAACTTAGCCATTATTGATCCTCAAGTTTACGAACACCAGTAACGGATGGTTGTCCTGTTGGTCTGCCAGTGTTAATACGATACAAATTAAGCACAGATTTAATTTTTGGATCATCTGCTGTACCAACAAGATTTTCAACCTGTCTATTATACGATTGAGCTTGTTGGCGGTTAACAGTAGAAATAAGGCGCATAGCTTGAGAAATTTCTGGGGCTGTAAGTTGAGAAATATCAGACGCCGACACTTTGCTCAAGAAAGCAATGTCTTTATCTGACAATGCGCCTTTCATAGCTTCAGCAGCTTTTAATGTCATACTAGCCATTTGCTGTACTACTTGAGACGTTCTGTTTAACGTGTCTTTCTGATCTTTTCCTGCTACACCTAATTGTGTTGCAACACGAGCAATAAACGCTTGTGTACCGCCACCCATACCAGCGTATACACCCTCTCCAACCAAGCCTTGAATTCGATCAGCAATTTCAGCTTGATTAATACCAGCAGCTACCTTAGCTCGATCATCAGCTAGAGATTTAATAAGCTGTTCAGCACCAACCTGACCTAAAGTCTTCTCTGTGCTTACGCTTACGTTTACAGCACTTGCTGCTGCTTTACGAAGTGCAGCTGCTTCAGCGGCTTGAGTAGCTTGTTGACGCTGCTCAGGACTTAATTTAGATACGTCAGATGTGCCGAATAAAGCTAAGGATGCGTTTGCAACATCGCCCGTAAACAATGGAGTTTTACCTTGTTTTTGTTCGGCTAGTTTTAAGTATGTAGTTGCATTTTTAGGATCAAGCAGCGCCATCTTTTGCAACTTAGCAACTTCTGTAGCTACATCACCACCTTGACCACCACTCATTGATCCAAGCATCTCTTGCTGAATAGCTTGTTGGCGAGCCTGTTGTAACGCCTGTTGCGACATTTGCTGACCAGTCATAACGCCTTGTCCTAACGCCTGACCTAATGAGGTAGGAGTAAGAGATGGGCCACCAGCCTGTAGTAATGACGTACCAAGTCCTAATAGACCTGCTTGCTTTGCTCGCTCCATTGGGTCTTGATCGTCACCCATGCCAAGCAATCCGCTAATAAAATCTGCCATGATTACCTCAAATTAAAGACTGTGGACGTTGCCGCATTTGTTGCATTTGTTGCATTTTTATCAATTCCTCGTAAGGACTTGCAACAGCAACCTGTTGACCACGCCGAACTTGTGGCGCAGGTGCTTGACCCTGCATCTTTTGTTGTTGCATCTGCATAGCTTGCGACATTAAATTGTACGGGTTTTGCTTACCCGCACTAGCACGTTGTGTGGCAATCAAATTCATAATATCGTCCTGTGACATATTCTGAATTTGGCTCATATCCGGCGTACCATCTGGATTAAACATTCCTGACATGATTTACCCCAATAGTCCAAGTAATCCAGCGCCTGCGCCAATGCCTGCGCCAATCGTTCCATAAGACTTCCCACCTAATGCACTTCCCAATGCCGCACCACCCAAGATGTTTGCGGTAGGATTGCGGTAGATAGGCTGAGTCGTTTGCTGACCCATAGGAGCACCGTATGCAGCCGACAAGAAACTCTGTAGCTTGGCTGCCGGTAGATTTTGTTGGAAGTTGTAGCGCTGCATAGCGTCTGCAAGAGCCGCTTGTTGATAGCTTTCTTGAGCCTGTCCAACCTGATACAGTTGGTTGATATCCTGATAATCTGCCTGAGCCAATGCTGGAGAAAGTTGTGCAGCCTGTAGCTGTCGAGCGTAATCAGCACCGTATAGATTACCAATATTGCCCATAGCAGCCTCTTGGCGTGCTCGCTCTGCCTCGTAATTCTGATAAGCTAGTTTACCTGCCGTATCTGTTAATGCGCTTGCAAATGTACCTGCTGCACGATCCTGTAGCTGACCCATAGCGCCCGAACCGTAGCGACCTGCTCGGCTTGTGTTGGAGGCTATCTGTTGCATTTGGTCTTGGAATGTCGTACCCGCAGCACGAGCAGCAGCGTCAAACGCACCGCTAAAGAATGGGCTACCAGATAGGTATTGACCACCTGCGGTAGCTTGCATCTGTTGGATAGCAGGATTAAAAGTATTCTGCATTGCACCAACAGTCTGTTGCGCTTGCGGTAGCAGAGGATTACCAAGGACAGCACGATTAGCGCCGTACTGAAGAGCTTGCTGTGTAGCCTCACTAGGAGATACATAGCCCTGCCCTGGGTAATAACCTGGTACGCTTGGATTTTGATAAAGTTTCTGCGCCTCGGACAATCCGTATGCAATATAAGGCTGCATTGCCGGATCAATCTGCTGCGTAACTACCTGTGTGCTAGGTGTACTTGAACCACTCATTTCAACTCCTTAACCCATGTGCGGGGTATAAATCCTAATTTAGTTGCTACTTTTGTCCATCCGGCTCTATTCGTATCAAAAGTAATACGTTTAGCTCCCGTTTCTCTTGCAATCTTTTCTATCTGCTCAACACCGTCTACCAATAGATCAGCTTCAACAGCCCAAGCACACCAAACGTGGCAAGTATCTCCACCTGGTTCAAGGATAAAAAACCCGTCAGCGTTTCCATTTTCCGACTTAACCAGCCATATATGCGCTTGCTGATATACCGCTTTGGCATATACATCTTCCGGCATCCAGTCTTCCGGTGACTTCCGTAGGATTTTGTTGAGTCCAAACTTAATAAAATCCCAATTCTGTTTGAGCGTGGCGAGCGTGACATATTCGTATATCATCCGATGATTACATACCTATAAGTCTTATCTGCGGTTGAGTTAGCATAATGCGATACGGTAGCACTACCATACGTTTGTGCAGAAACGTACACATTTGAATACGCTAACGGAGCGATATATTGCATTGTTGCGATAACAGATGGTGTAGCAGGTCTGGTAGGCGTGGTCTGCGTAGGTATGTACTGCATACTTACTGTCGTGCTTTCTGTAGACCAAATCATCTCGATATAGTCGTTTGCTTGCAACTCAAAGTAAAAGTTAACAGCAAAAACAGCACGACCATCCGTTGATCCATGCTTAGAAGGTATTGTTAATTCTGTGTTGCTATTAGCGATATTTGTGCCATTCTTCCTAAACCACACCGATACGGCAAACGCCTGAGAGTCCGTGTTTGTAAACTGAATACTTGTTTGGAAATTGTAAAACCCGTAATTCTTAACTGTAATCCTAGACCCACTTGTTATGCTTATGCCGCTAGAAAAGTCTGTCGTATTGTAGGTAATCGCATAAGCAGTATTAGCTGCCGCTGCGTTTTGGTCTGTAAGGTCTTGAAACGACCCATAAGGCGCTGTATCAGCTTCCGCAGCATCGGATGCGGGAACTAAAATAATAACGCTGTCAGGGCTTATACGCTCGTTATACAGGGTTGTGGTTGTTGCGTTACCCGTTGCTAATGTAATTAGTCCGGTATTGTTGCTTTTCCCATCCATCAACCCGATAACGACTTCCGCTACAGCTCGAGGATCACCACCCTGCGGAGGTAACTTGCGAAACATCATCGCACACCCGCCGGAGTAGTGGATACATCAACAGCTACCAAATGCTTCCATTGAGCACCGGATGGGATAATCTTTAATCTGTGGTAACAACCAACAGAACGTAGAGACACACGGTTCTCAGAGCTTGCCGCCGTAGCCGCACCGAATATCACCTCTGTATCCAAGCGTTGACGGGAAAACACCGCCACACTAGCCGATCCGTTATCAATTTGCGGACGGGCTAGGTTTACCATCGAGCTAGGCCCTGCTTGGAAGTCTCCGGTCTCAACATATCCCGTCATTGGTTGACCTGTGAATGTTACTATTTTAGCCCCATCCACACCTGCCAATAGCACTTTACCACCTGCCCACAAGCGAGAATCTAGGCTTGTTGTAAGCGTGTCCATATTGCCGTAAGCATCCAAGCCTTCAAGCGTAATCGTTGCGGATGCTGCGGTAGCGATATAAGTAGCGCTTGTATCGGCATGAGTCCAGCGCTTGATCTGCCAATTGTAGACAAGCAGGGATTTACCGCCGAAAGTGTTGGTATACGACCAGATAACAAGGCTGTTAATCGGGTCAATAGCCGCACTCATCTCATCTAATAGATTAGGATTAGCAGTCCTAAAGAAATAACGGTCTACCTTTTCTGCGCCAATCGGCAATACATTCTGTCCATCACAAGCATAGAAACCATCGTCCGCAAGGAAGTATGAAATCGGGCCGTATTGCACGATAGACTTAGGCTCAAAACAGCCCTTGTTGCGTGAAATCGTGTCGAACTGAAAGAACAAAGGAGAGCCGATATAGCTCATACGAACGACTGAGCGCTCTAGGAATACTAGACCAAACTCACCACCCGTAATACCCTGAATGTCTCCACCGTCCGGTATGTCCTGATAATCAGACTGAGATGTTGGGCCAGATGTCCAATCTGTCTCATCGTTAATATCAGACCATTGAACACGGTTTGGGTTGGATGCTGTTCGAGCACCAACCACAAAGTCACGAATAACCGTAACGTAAGAAGATGTAGGAGCAGCCGCCGCTAGATCAGCAAAGTTAGTAGATGAGCCGATTGTCCAGCCCTGTAACTTGTCATTTCCGTTAGCTGCAATAACAACCTTTCCAAACTGTGTAAAAGACCACTTGCTTGTAGATGTATAAGCACTAGCTGTGCGAGACACATCATCCATAGCAGTAGTGCCTGAGTTGAACTTGTACAACTTAGTAGCACCAGCAGCAAACAATGTCGTAACGCCTGAGAACTTACCGGAATAAACTGTAAGCAAATTTTGGGAAGCATTTGCAGATAGATCAACCTCTGAGCTAAATGGGCCGTAGCCAATCGCCATAGGGATAATATTCTTAGCTTCCGTAAGAGCGCCGGACAAGCCAGGCTGATCCGGCATCCACTCCTTTAGCTCTATCCTACTATCTGCCATGTATTACTCCCCTGCGCCACCGGAGTCCATGTATTAGACCCCACTGGCAAATCTGTCCATGAGTTTGTATCGAACGTCTCGTCCGTCCAATTCTCGCCTAAACGCTGTCCAATGCACGAAATCGTTGCCAAGCCTGTAATACTCATGCTTGC